GGCGTCAGCCGCTCGTTCAAGGAGGCGCCGATTTTTTACGGACTGTTCACGTTTCTTATTGTCGTTGGCGGGGCCACCGTGCTGCTGCCGAACGTTCCGCTTGTCGAACTGATTCTATTGAGCCAGGTCATCAACGGCGCCCTCCTCCCTGTTGTCCTGGTTTATATGATCATCCTCGTGAACAAGAAAAGGCTGATGAAAGATTGGAAGAATTCCGCATTCTACAACATGATTGCCTGGCTGGCCGTCATTATCATTAGCGGCTTGACCCTGGCGCTTGTAGGAATCACCATCCGGCAAATACTCGCCTGAGTGCGGCTTATCAACCCATTTTGCTGCTTCGCCGTGACGAAGATTCCAGCGGAGTTCGGTACCCGACAAGACAAAATTGATCCAAGGCAAACAGTACAACCGATTCCAGACCATCCGCTAGAGCCAGTCTTACTTCCTTCAGCCAGGGAGCTATGGCATCGCCGATGCCCACCAGGTGGCTTCGTTTCGACCTCGGGAAACCCTGTGTTGCACTAAACTGAATCGTATTTTCGGCCTTGTTGAGATCGCGGCTGCTTGTATAGCTGAAGCTTTCCGTCTTCAGGCAATCAAGATTACTTGTGGACCAGTAACTCGGGTAGTTTATGACCCGATTGAATTGTTCCGCGTTGACGTCGGTCGGATACAACACCTCGAATCGGCATGCCGGATAAGTGGCTCGCACATAATTGATCACCTGGCTCGTAAATGTCCCAATCAGACCCGGCAGGAATTCCGCCTCTTGCCAGTACACCGCCGGGTCCGCGTTCCCGTCCGGAATTGCCCGAATGTCAAAACCATACGTCGCTAGAAACGTATTTTTCGTATATGCGTCGTGAAATGGAAGCCCCGAGCTGTCGTAAGGAAAGTACCACCACTGCACTTCACCAAATTGCAGGTAGGGTGTCAGGCCGCCCTGGTGCATCAGAGCGGCCATTTCCAGGTAGACCTGCTGCCAGTATGCGATGCTGGCTGGCGAGAAGTTCGTTTGTATGGCAGGTGTGTTGAGAACTACCGGGTTTCCACTGGGGTATCGCTGCGCGATTCCCGCGGCCACGGAAGGGTCCCCATGCTGAAGCTCCATGCTAAACGCGGAAGCGGCGTCCAATCCGTAGCCGCTAATCGCCGCAAAAAAACCCCTGGACCAGTCGCGAACTGCCCGATTCAACCGCGGAACCGCCGCAAGGTCAGTACGCCACTGGCCATCGGAGCCGCCGGCGAACGTGGCGCCACTGGCCTGGGCGACAAATGGGCCGGAGGTCGGCCCTGCTGAGATTGTAACCTGGTTCCCGTCCGAGCCCATCGTACGCGAGAATATGGTCAGAACATTCCCGCTCACCTCCGCTCGAATCGCCGTGTAGCCGCTGTTTATGATCAAGGCAAAAGCTCTGGCGATCGTTTCCGCCGTATCGCCAATTCGATTGACGTGCTGAAATACAGCCGCCGATTCCGGCGGCTGGCCAACGCGATTGATCGTAATTTCGGTTATGGCGCTGAATACGGGTGTTCCAGTAAAAGTCACCGTGGCGCTGGCGTACACATTTCCCTGAGAGTAAAGCTCGTAAAACCACAAGGCGCCCACATAGTGGTTCACTCTCCCTCTAAATCCCAGGCGGTAAATGTTCCAAGCCGTCCGCTCCGGGGCCAGGCTAATGGAATGGTCTGTATCCCAATCCGTCGCTAGAGTGATTTTCGGTTCCACTGGTAGTTCGGGCAAGCTGGTAACAGCCACCGCGGCTTCAAGAAAGTCGAAATAGAAATATTTTCCGGATGGGCCGGCATGCGCAATAACGATCGAGTACGAGCCTGCCGGCAAGTCAGCAACCTTTGCGCGCACCAGTACGTCCTCCCCCGGCAGCGCCAGGTTGATCGAAATCGGTGCTTGGCTGTTGATGGACACGGAAATGGCTGCTCCGTTCTCGGCGAACCGTGTCCCAAGGTAGAGCGTGTGAGAGGTAGAGCATGCATAGCTGGCCGTTACTGCATCGCCCGACGTTTGGCAGAACCGGATGGAGCCGCCACTGAAGTTGCCTATGCTGGAAGTCCAGGTTCCCGAATAGGTTACCTGCTTGCTGTCATCTTCAACTCTCTGACTTCCGGCTCCCGCCACCTTGTAAGCACGATTGGTGCCTGAGACTTGCCAGTTAGTTACGATCACGCTAAACTCAGATCGCTGGTAACTCCCCGCCTGCAACTCCGCGGCGTACGTCCACCTCATCTTGCGTACGTTTGTCGTGGGGATCAGAACGTTGTTGGCGTCACGCAGATTAGTGAAATCCAGCGTCACTCGCCACTTGGTGGGAGAGGTCCCCCCTGAAAACACCGCCCACTGCGGGCTCCATTGCTCCGTTTGTGCTCCGGAAACGAATCCATAGGCCCCGATCCGGTTTCCGTTCGCTCCTGTTGTGCTGTTCTGTTGAGTCTGGCCGGCTCCCACGTATATCAAACGGATTTGAGATCCGGTCCGAGTCGCATCCATGGTGGTAGAAAAGCTGTTGATCGCGTCGACAACTGCCTGTGCCGCCGACTCCAGTGTGTCCGTGCCCGTTACTTGATGATTGTACTGCTCCTCAAACCACGACAACCCGACATAATCTCCTGGGGTTAACGTCCCCTGCAAAGTGAAGTCGGCATACGCAGGCGCATAAGATCCCTCAATCGGCGCCGCATTGGCTTTCAACGGGACTTTGTATAGTGTTTCCGTGCCCCCTGACACAGCCCAAACTCGCAGCGACGGCCAGTCCACCGTCGCAAACAGGTTAGAATCTATCGGTATACAATTCGACCTGGTCTCGTCATAGGTAAGCACCAAGCCGCTCAAATCCCCGTCTGGCAGGTTTCTCATGAGCGGGTGCTCGAAGACATTGTCGCGATTCCATTCCAGAACTGCCCAGTCGAATTGCTGCCGCCATGTTCCTGAAATGGTCAAACCCGTGGCTGAGGCGCCGCTCAAGGCCGCTATTGCGGAGGGTCGTTCAAAGTAGCATTGAAGGTCGCCGTCGGGGCGCAGTTTTTCGAGTGGTTCCGGCATGGCCCTAAAGTCGAATCGTGACCGTCAAGTCCCGGCCAGGCGTCGTGCCGGCTGCTTGGCCGACCGACGTGATGTCAAGCGTCAACACTCCCTGCGCGGCCAGAGGGGGTAGCCCGAAGCCATTCACGATATTCGAGATCGTTGCCCCCGCGGGTATGGTCAATGAGCAGTACAGGAGTGAATTCTGCTTGATCTGCAACTGCACGGCGGCCCCCACGGGCGCGTCTTTTAGAGTCGCGAAGATATCCCGCACTGAATGCGGATCCTCAATGATCAAAGGCGGAGCCGCCGCATTCTGAATCGCCAGGTACCCTTCCACTTGTATCGTGAATTGACCGCCGGACAGTGTTCTCAGTCCGAAGTCGCTCGTACTGGTAAAAGCTTGCTTCTGCGTCGGACTGCTCCCACGGCTGTTGGTGACATACAACTCGCCTGCCGCAATCCGCGCGTTGGGAAGAAAGATTGCGCGGGAGTAAGCCCCGCTAGCCGGACTGCCAAAGAAATTGCGCGGGAACGAGAGAACTTCAACTTTCCGTGACAAATGGTATAACTGACTCCCAGCGCCGTGCGCGGCGATCGTGCTGGCATGGGAGCCTCGCAGTACTTGATACCGCAGCCCTCCGTTCTGTACCTGTTGAACGGCCATCAGTTCGGCGCCTGCTTGGATCACGTCGCCCGGCTGTGCAGTGCCGGCAATATTCAAATCAAGGGCGGTTTCCGTAGTTCCAACCGCTACTGCCAGAGTATGAGAGCTAGGGCTTTGCAGTTCATTCCAGAACAAGAGACTAATGGCGCCCGCCTCAACAGTGCTGGTATTTTCCAGCGAAGCGAACGAAACGCCTGTTACTTCCACGGTGCCTTGTCCTGCAGGCGACAAACCAAACGATGGGATGCCGGGCGGTAGAAGATCTACCGCGCTACCAGCCGATCCACCGATCTTCCAGCGAGTGACGGTCGCGCTCTCATAGACGCTTTCCTGACCCTGTGCGTTCGCCGCAACGCCTACCACATGAACCGTCACGTCCTTTCGGTTTGGCACTTCAAACTCCGCCGGACTCGTCGCTGTCTCGCTGCCAAAACGCCAGTTGTTTTCCGCCACCGCGAACATGCTTGTGCTATCGGGAACGACAAGCCACGGAGACGCTACTGTAAGCGTCGTCGTGCTGTTGGAAGAGATTGTTCGCTCCTGCCCCTCCCCTTTTCCCTTGGTTATTCGCGTTACCTCCCCTTGGTACAGGTTTGGGGTCATGCTGAGTGTGCTGTTTTCTATGGTCGTGCTTGTTGCGGCCGTAGCGATTACCGGAGGCTGCTGTTCCAATCGCCAATAGAACTTCGCGTTGTAGTAATTTGCATCGACGGGTCCGATTAGCTGGCTGGCAAATCCTGTATCGGTGAATGTAGCTGCCACGCCCGCCGCCGTAGCGATGCGAAGAAGCCTTTGCGGATCCCTGCCTCGATAGACATGAAGTGCAGTCGTCCCCGCGGGAAATCGGAGTTCGTCAAGCAATACGCGGTTCGTGTTTCCGCCGGCTGGGAGTTTTGCGATTGCCGTCCAGGAAAGTGGTCCCTCGAGTCCCTGGCCATCCGCTGCGGAGACTGCATAGTAAAGCGTCTGCCCACCTGCTAGCGTGCCGCCATCGGTCAGAACCTGAGGCGACAGTGAGAGGCGAGGGCTGGTTGCCACGGCGCCTGGCGCCGTTGGCGGTGGGGTGAACGCCGCGCTCAACACGATGGAATCCGATCCATCCGTAGTCGGTACGGACGCCTCCGTAATTCCGAACTGCATAAGTCCATCCGCGTCCAACACGCTTCCAACCAGCGGCCGGGGAACCCCCATGCGGTACGCCGGCTGTGTGGGGTGATCGCCAACACTCCAGGCGCCATCCGAATACCAGGCATCGTCATGGCGTTGGGCTACCACGGTCACTACTTCATAATTCTCGTCCGCCATCAGCCGTAGGACGCGAAAAGCAGCCCGATTCAATCCTTCACGCGCATATGTTAGAGTAATAATATCTCCCGGACTGATATGCAGGCCGCGAATGCTCGTCTTGAACTCCACATAACAATTTCCCAGGATGGACTTCGCCAGTTGTAGATTCAAAGCGCGCTGGGCATGGCTGAAATTGGAGATGCCCACACCATAGTAAGTCCCAGTGATTTCCTGGCTGCTTCGAACGACGTCATCCATATCGAGTACGGACAAACTGTCCTTTTGATACAGATTAAACTCGTCTTGAAACTCTACGGAATAACGATTGGGAGCTTCCACGGCCGGCCGCGCCCAAATCCGCAACTGGGGCGCTCCTGCTTCACCGCGGAGGATGCCCGAAAAGCCGCTTCCGCCATCTCCAAACTCATAAGCCGGCCATCCGCCATTTAGCATAGTTACACTGTTGCTTCCATCGGGCTTCGTTGGCTGCTGCGTTTGGATGCTCCCTTCTATGGAGAGCTTCAACTTTCCATCAACGCCGTGCTGGAGATACAGATTGCTTGACTGACAGATCCCGCGCACTAATTCTGCGGCGCTACGCCGCCGGCGCACTATGAGGTTACAGCGGAATCGCGGAATCATAATCCCCGCTCCTCCTGGCCCTGTCCCTGGAATCAACTCGTCACAGTACTGAGCGCACTTGGCAAAACTAAGTACATCCAATTCCGCGATTGTCCAACCCAGTCTTCGGAGAATATCCAATATCGCCCAAGCCGGATTACTGCTATAGAAATCGCCCAGATACGCCCCTGCCAGATCATAGCGGGCTAGCTGGAGCCCTTGCACCAATACCCGAATATGGGGTGTGGAAAGTCCGTTGTGAATCTGCTTCGGAAGAACTACGGACAGGTAGGCGGCGCTGCCATATGGGTTACCCAAAGCACTCCCGGTCGAATTGGCGAAATCCGGATTGAAGGCGCCGTTTCTGTCGCCCAAACTCACCACCCTGTACCACCCCGTCGCCGACATGTCGCGATCGGTCTGATGCTCGGGAATCTCAATCTGATTAGCAATCACTTTTATGACGCCATGTATCGGCCCGGTCCCCAGCAGAACTTCTGTTCTGGTGAACCGATCATCGCTTTGCGCCCACACAACCGGAGGTTCGTACCAGCCTGTTCCATAGAGCAGGGGCACAACATCGTTATACGAGGCATCATTTGCCCCAATGGTGGTGCCGTCGTTCCCGGCTGTAATACTGCCGGCAGGTACGAACTCCATTCCACCGAATCGTCTCGTTGTTTGTCCGCCGCCATCGATCGAAAACATGCCGCGCTCTTCACAGTGTGCTCTTGTGTAGTCGCAGCTTAGGTAAGGTGCTGCGCCATTTAGGTTGCCGGCCCCTCCTGTTATGTCAGCCGAATAACCGCAACGATAAAAATGCGAGTACTTTCCTGACGCCCCCCCGTCCAATGCCTCCAATCTCTGTGAGGCCGTCATCGGAAATAGCCAAGGGCACCTTCGTTGAATTCTTTGCGCGGGAAGAACTGCCCGATTGAAACTAAGTCGGCTGTAAAAACTAAGTTTTGCCGTGCTCTCCGTAACCTCATTGAGCCCCGTGCATACGCCGGCAAACATCACGCGTGCATTTGTAGTGGCCACTCCGAGCTTCAGATCGAAAAAGCACAGGCGAACGAGCAAAGTAGCTCCTTTCCACCCGTTTGCCCGCTCAATTTGAGAGAAGTGCCCGTCCGCGTTCGCTAGCGAGATCCCAACTCGACCCTGTCCGTCTACGCTGCTCTCTGCGCCGTACCGCAGATCAAACGTGTTGTGCGCCAATACGCGTGGCCGGTACAAATTGCCTTCATACGAAAGATCGAAGGTGCTCCAGTATTCCTGCGTCCCATCGCGGAAGCTGCAATGAAACAAGAGAACAGGCGTATCAGCAACTTCCTGCTCCTTTACTTGGTATATGTTTCCGGCCATTACGCGCTCACCAATTGCAGCGTTGTCGCACTGGAATTTACATCCTCCACCCTCCAGACGATTTCATCCCCATCGAACCGGCATTTGGGATGCACCCCTGTCTTGTCCAAGGTCGTCTTGTATTCCGATGCTACCCGCTGCGCCTCGAGCTGAAACCCGAATAGCGTCACGGCCTGCCCAGGCAACAACTCGATCCCTGCCTCGTATGTCTCCGAGGAACTGGTGATTTGCCCGCTCGTCGTGATGCGTCTCCACTGCGGTGTAACCCCATGCGACTCCACCACGGTCGCGCCGGGAGGGCCCTTGAGAACGGCTATAGTTCCAACAACGGCCGTCTTGCAATACAGTGACAACGTGTAGTGAAAACCGCCTGGCGCCGCAACGCTTTGCGTAATGCGTCCGGGCACAATGCCGGAATTCAGTGCTTCCACTGCATTCACTCCACCGGCCGGATCGCTCTGCCCCGTTGTCAAGCTGATACCGGGATCTTTTATCCACACGGGAGCGGACAAATCTTCACTGCGCGCTAGTAGATTGTCGGTTGGATCTAAGAACGTAAAGCTCTTCAATCTTCCCTCAGCGCTATCAAAGAACGCTTGCAGCGCAGCACGCTCGGTGTCTGTTAGGTTTTGCAGTTGAAGTCGCCAGCGCACCTGCGCGCTCGCTCCATCGGCATACTTGTACGTAACGCGGTTTCCATACTGGTTGAAGACCGTGCGCGTGATTGACTCTCTTTGTAGCGGGTATTGCGCGCCGGCCCCGGTTGTCAACTGCGGAAAGAAAAGCATGGCCTGTTATCCTCCCTGGCTTCGGATCACGAATACCGTGTTGTGGTGAAACTCATGAAGATAGTCCGCCGCCAAACTGTCATGCTCCAGAAAGCAGTTCAAGTACATAGCCCCATCGGTCGGATCCGTGAAAGTAAATGTCGCAAAGCGTCCCTGGATCACTGAAAAGAACTCCCGCAGGCTACCCAATTCGCTCTCGTCCAACTCCGTTAGACGCACTCTCCAGCGCTTGATTGCTGGACCCTGGAGCGGATAGCGCTGCTCGCTTCCGTCAACAAATCGGTGCACCCTCGTCCTGTAAACGGCCATGCGCAGCAGCGGGTATTGAGTGATGGCGCCGGTCTTCAGCGAAGGAAAAGTCGGCACCTTCTTCTACCTTTCCATCAGGACATCAGCTACGGCATGGGAATGCAGCAATGCCTCTTTCAAGGCTGCGGCAATGTCGTCGCTCCGCTCGATGAAGGACCTGCTGTCCAGCGCATTTACTTGAACCGTGACGCTAGGCGGCGCTATCGTCGCGTTCGCGCGCTCGGAGATGCGTGGGCGGCCGGCCAAGTCGTAGTCAACAGGAATCATTCCGTTGTCGTCGGTTCTTGCGGTATCTAACCGCAACATTTCCGGAAGTTGGAAACGCACAGGGTCATGTAGCGCGATCTCACGGTCATCCGATAAACGGCCCGTCAATCTAAGCATCGGAAGGATAGCCGAAAGTAATCCTCTGCTTCCCGTAGCCGAACTTGTCCCGAGTAGATTATGTGCGATTCCGAGTGCCTGCTGCTGGAGTCCGCCCTCGGCATCGGCGTCTGTCTTGGCCCTGACGGATGTCGCCCGCCTCTGACCCTCTGAGCCTCGCCCGAACAGCGATAGCAGCACGGAGCCGGCCCTTTGCAGCACTTCGTTCACGCGATCGATCCGTGGCGATCCCATCGCGATGGCTAACGCGCGTTCAACGTTCTCGAGATGCATTCCTGTACTCCTTTCTCCATTCGCTTTCCAGTACAACCAGTGCGTCGGCCACTCGCCCATCCAGATCCTCTAGCTGCGGACGGCTATTCAAGGCCTTATAACTGCTGAACATATGAACTAGTGCTTCGCTTTGCGCTGTAATGATGGACTTCGGGCACACCGTTGTGACTACACCGCCCCGGCTCCACACAATGCGCTCTACGCCCCTCTCGCTCACTTGGATCCAGCCGCAGCGTCGCCGTTGCTCCAGGCCGTCTCTTCTGCACGATTCGCAGTTCCAGCCGGCCTGTTGCGAAATCGCAAACTGGAATGCGACGATCAGTTTTTTCGTTCGTCTTCGCTTAGAACAATCTGTCGTTCTATCGCGCCGATGATTTCCTTGACGAGTGGTTCCGGACCCGCCTCGATGAGGCTCTGCTTGGTGGCTTCTGTTCCGTCGATGATCAGACCCTCCACTGATACCAAGCCCCAGTCGAGGTAGATCCGTTCTACTTCATGCTCCAGCAACAACGATTCGCATCCTTCGATGTCGCTTGCGCCAGCCTTGAGAAATTCAAGCCGCCCGGCCACCTCTCTCACCGCCCTCAGAAGTTCTACACGTCTTCCGAACGACATCCGGCGTAATACATAACGGACCCCGCTTGTCGTTGAGGACGCCAGGTTCACGGTGCTTTCGTAATTCATACGTCCCTACCCGAATGCAATGAAAACCTCGTCTTCATTTGTGCCTTGCGCAACGCATCCCGAAAACAACCACTGAAGCCTTGCCTCCCGATCATCAAATTCGGGTGTGTCAGGTACGACGCTCTTCATATACACACCCATCATTTGGCCGGGTTGCTGTCCCAGTTGAAACATGACCTGAATCGGCGACTGCTGCCGGCCTGCCTGATAAAGGCTGCGGTAGGAGTTAGTGTCCTGAGCGTACAAAGACATTGAGAGAGTGACTTCCCGAAGTCCTGGCACAATGCATAACGGCAATGTGCTCCCGAACTCCCGCGATCGCAATTCTGCGTTGTTACTAATTTGAATTACGCCCTCTGTAATTGTATAAAAGCGATCGGGAATCGCCCCAAGCCACGCTTGTCCGAGGTGTCCTGCAACAGGTAAAAACTGCGTCCCGGAGGCGGCCGGCTCAAGAGGGAATGAACTCAGTCCCCCTTGGCCAACTGAGAAGGTGGCGTTGTCGATCAATTCTTTGGCCGGTCCGCGGAACTCAATTTCATGGTAGTCTCCATTCACTACAATCCGAATCCGCTCTACAACTGCGCCGCTTACTATTCGCTGAACGGCCGTATCAGGGACCCAGTAGTCATGTAAGCTGACACTACTTAACGTACGGGATGTCTGGTAGCTCGCTGTCGTTCCTAGCGGAGATCCGTTGGTCGGCGCGACGGTGAACCCCGTGTTTAGTTCTACTGTCTGCGCATCCACAATCGCGGTCACAAAACGGATCTCTCCGCCGAATGAAATCCCTTGCCCGACTGTGAGCCCGTGATTAGCGGTTAGGCGGACCCTGTTCGGCCCGGGCGTGGAGTCCACGACTCCGCCGGTGAACATTTGCGGACTTGCACCCAAACCAGATTCAAACATTGGCCCGTAGCTTGGCGGCTGTGCCTGATTGGCCCAGGTCGCCAGAAAGCACTTGAGCGCATAATTGGTTTCACTTCGCAGGCTCGACGGATACCCCTGAAAACTCCTGCTTCCCGTCTTGTCGAGACGTCGAAGACGTACGCTCTTTTGAGCAGCAGACAAGCCTAGGCCCGGTAAGCGATTGTTCGCTGTGATGGCGCCCACTGACCCATATGACGCCTCAAGTGTTCCGTAAAACCGGTTATCCCACGTTGCTATGTAGCATGCCATTTCCGTTCACCTCACTCCTTACAGATGTCAACTTCCAGCGTTATCTTGGCCACTTGCAAATAGTTGCGCCCGCCGCTGCGCACCGCATGGAAAGTGACTTCATACCCGCCGCCATAATAGACACCGGACCCCCAATCCCCGCGTTGATGATCCAGTACCTGGCATACCGCGTCCGCGTAGCTTTGTGCCTGCGCTTCCAGTCCATCTATTCGGTCTTGCGAAACACGAACTTCTGCCGCTAACCGGCACTTTGCGGATACAGCCCTGAATTTTTCCCTTAAGTCGTGGGTCAGTCTCTCGCAGTAAACATATATAATAGGGTATTTTACTGGTCTCTTTTCCGCCACCTCCACGCCGATGTACTGCATGACAATTTGTTCTTCACCCAGCAATGGCAACGGACCGGTGGTATTCGTGTTGGATTGATCCACAAACATGTTTAAGCCGGTTTCTCCAGTGAGTGAACCGTGCAACTTCTGTGTAGCCAAGGCACTGAGCAGTCCCACACTTACCCCCGCATGATGATGTTGTTTTTCCGGATGTATGTGTCCGGAGTCTGCCCTGTAGGCGGATTGGCGCCCTTCACCAACCCTCCTGTCGGCTCGATCCAATTCGCTGCCACGGATATCGGCGAGCTGTTCTGCTGGCTGATGCTGTCCTCGCTGTTTCCAACGAAGACGTTCCATCCAGTAACCGCGCTTGGCTGCCCGGAAACCGTCACGACAATTAACCCGGTGTTCGGTTTCACTAGGCTGACGGTCACGCTGGCCTCGCTTTCCTCACCAGATTCACTCACCCAACTGGTTCTGACGAAATAGGATCCAGCCGCGCCTCCGCCGCTAATAATTGCCACTTGAGGCGCGCCCGGCCTGTATAGAGCACGGCTGACGAGCCCTATTCCAGCCACCCAGACGTTGCGGCGAGCCTCACTCGCTAATGATGCGTACTCCCTCCATTTACCCTTGTATCGTTCGCTCACCTGATTGAAATGGACGTCTCGATAGATTACGGATAAGGTATGGAATACCAGCCATTGATGTAGATGCGATGTCACTACGGCGCGACCGAGATCCGTCTTCGCATCCACGCCATTCTCATCCAGATAGAGCAGTAGCTCATTTTCAATTTCTGTTCTTGCGGCTATTATCTTGTCCTGGAGGTCTACGTTCTCTATGCCTGCCATTTCAAGCAAACCGCTTTCATGAAGACGCAGATCCTGGACAGTTGGTGTGCTCTCATCCCGCCACAGCGCCATAATGATTCCTCACTCTTCAGTTCTTCGGTTCCTTCGTCCCGGAACGGATTAGGCGCAGGTCGTTGTCCGACACCAGCGCGATCTGTACTTTTTTTGCGGCCTGTCTTTCTTCCTCTGCCTTTCTGCTCTCCGAGATCTCCTTCCGGTGTCTCTCCCCTTCCGGTCGCGATGCTAGCCGCGCGCGCCCTTCAACCATCAGCTTTGCCGCCTGTGACCGAGTAACCTCGGTCATCACGCCCGCGCGGCCGCCATCCGGTGTCTCTAAGCTCACTACAACGGCAAATTCCTCCGGGATCGCCTTCTCGGCATCTCGTATTTTCTGGTAGTATGCTCGTAGATTCATTCCCTGCCTGCCTTTTGTTGAAATTCGCCTGGGCGGACCGGCCATTCGTTCCATTCCAAGTCCGTTAACGGAGCCGGAGCTCAGTTGTGCAAGCCCGCCAGGCGAACGTGCTTTAGCTCTTTACCTGAACACCGAAGCTGTTGCGCAATACCGCGGCCCCGTACAGCACGTCAACTGTGAACTGCTGCGCCAACGTGTTCGGGGTATACGACATCACAACTCTCAGCCCAAAATTACCCAATTCTGCGTACTCCGCGATGGCGCCGGTTCCAGGAAGAGGTTGCGGCAAACGCCGGACAACAAGCCCAATGGCGTCCTTCGCAAACGCGATATTGTGCGTTGTCGCCGGAGCGCCGCCGGTCTTGGGAACGAATTGCGAACGGAACACGAAGAAATCTTTGATCTTCCCAACCGTTCCGTCCACTAAGGCCCTCAAGCCAGCCTCGCCCGCAGTCTGAAACTCGCTGAATCGCGGGATCTGGCGAAGCTGTGAGTATGTCGCCGCATCAACAACAAGATGCTTAGCCTGGATGGCCGGCACTTTGGCCTGGAACAGTGCAGTTTCAGCGGCGTCAACCACCGCTTCTGTAATGGCGGTGCCCGGTGTGCCCACTACGGCGTTGGCGGTGAACTGAGAATACAAGGCCAGTAAATCGGCCTCGATACGCTCGGCCAGCGCAACTACTGCCGGCTGCATGTATAGCTGCAACAATTCCGGCACCGCCAGCACCTTCGTAACATCCGGTATCTGGAATGTCGCTTCAGCATGCGTGTTGAGCGTGATTTGCGCATTGCCGAGATTCGGATTCTGCGTGACGACCGATCCACCCTCCGCAATGTTGTTCGCCACCAACGTCGGAGGGATCGGCACATTCACCGTATCTCCGGCCTGTGCGAGCGTGGGTTCAAAATCACGATTGACTAGGTTGCCCATGACGAGGTTTCCCATCAACGCCGGTAAGGCATCAACGGCCACCAGCTTCACAATCGCATTAGCTACGTTCGAGGAAGTAATCGCTCCCATCGGACTCCTTTATCTTCTGTCTCTTGTAATGGATTTATTTGAGCGCCTCGATGGGATCGCTTCCACCCAATGGCGCTCTTTTGTCAAGGCGGACGCCACAGCCGTCAGCTCCTCATGATGAACGCATCACCAACTGGCGCTTGGCTGACGCCCTTCAACTTCGATCTGCTTGGTTCGCGGCTCCATGCGCAGCAGCCTGCCTGCTGTGTTGGACGCTTTCCCTTACTTGCCCGCCATAGCGTCCATCGCCACTCGGGCTACCTCTTGCCTGATTCGATCCAAGTCCTCTCTCTTCATCCCGGGCCGGATGCTATCCACGTCGATAGGCGGGCGGCTCGCCCGCGGCTCGCTTCGCTGGGTTGCGCCGGATCCGGATCCTCCGCTCAACCGTGCGGGCAAAAATTCAGGATTCTCCGAGACAAACTGGGCAACATATTCGCGCAACGGGAGCTCCCCGCCGGCGCACAAACCCACCAATCGTCCGTCGTCGCGCCGCCGGATATCTTCCTTGACCACCTTAAAGGCAAGGTCTGGTTTTGCAATGCCCTGTCTTTGCAGTTCGGCCCGGATCGCCGAGTTGCGCTCTGCCTCCTCGGCGATTGCTTGGCTTCGGCGATTATCCTCAACGAGTTCATTCACCCGGCGCTCCAGCTCCTCCCGCCTTCGGCGCTCCTCTAACAATTCGGTCTTGTAAGCCGGCTCGGCCCGTTCGCGCTCAGACTCGGCGTACTCTTTCAACACTTGCCTGATGATATTCTTGATCTCGTCTCCGGATGAATTCTCCTGATGTTCCATTGCCTCTCCTTGTATCCGCACTCAATGACCACCTCTTTGCATCCCGTTGCGAAGATGATCCTT